CACGGCAGACGCTACGTCGGCATCGACCTGAGCGCCGAATACCTCGACCTGTCCCTGCGCACCCGGCTCGCACAAGGCGCGCTTATACCCGACGGGGAGGTGATGTCATGAGCCTGCACATCACCGTCGTCGGCACGCCACGGCCGCAAGGAAGCAAGCGGCCCGTGCGGAACAAGCACACCGGGCGCATCCACATGGTCGAATCGTCCGAACGGCTACCGGACTGGCGGGCCGACATCCGCGACGCCGCCATGAGAGCGGTCGACGGCTTGCCCACGTCCGCGTATTGGGAACGCCCGCTCGCCGTCGGCATCCAATTCACCCTGCCCCGCCCCAAGGGGCACTACCTGCCCGCTAACACCCGCCGCGCAGCCCCTGAGCTGCGCCCAGACGCGCCGAAACACCCCGCCGGGAAGCCGGATGCCGACAAGCTTCTCCGCGCCGTTCTGGACGCCCTGACGGGCCTTGTGTGGCGTGACGACGCGCAGGTCGTGGACATACTGGCGCGCAAGGTCTACGGGGAACGCCCGGGCGCCGACATCACCGTGAGCGAGGCGCCATGAGCTACCCGTCCACCGCCTGGACCGAGCACGCCCTATGCCGCGAAGTCGGCGCCGAGACCTTCTTCGTCGACGACGGCGAAAGCGTCGCACCCGCCCGCCGGATCTGCGCCCGCTGCCCCGTCACCGCCGACTGCCTCAACTACGCGCTGACCACCATGACCAGCGCCACCGACGTCGGCGGGGTGTACGGCGGCACCACCTACACCCAGCGGCGGCAGTTGCGCGCGAAAGGCAGGGCGGCATGAGCACCGTCACCGACCTGGCCGACCTCGCCGCCGACGCGCCCCGCTGGGACGGCGCCGCCTGCCGCGCACATGATCCCGAGCTCTGGTTCCACGACGCCGAAACCAACCGCGACGCCAAAACCTGGACCGCCAAAGCCATCGGCATCTGCGAAGGCTGCGACCTCATCAAACGGTGCGGCGACTTCGCGCTCGAGCAGCGCATCCCCTTCGGCGTGTACGGCGGCATGAGCGCCAAGGAACGCGAGCGGCGGCGCCGGCAGATACGGGAACAACAGAACAGGAACCGCAAGTGAGTCGCCTCACCGCAGCCGACGTGAAGCTCGCCGTCAACAACGCCGACACCCAAGGCGGGCGGCAAGTCATGGCCCTCGTCCAAGGCCGCAACCGCGTCTACCTCGTCGACCACGACACCCACTGGGGCGACAAGTGGTACTGCACCTGCCCGCCCGACTACCGGCCCAAAGACGGGGCCGACTGCGCCCACATCCGAGCCACCAAGGAGGCCATCGGCGAATGAGCCTACACGCGTACACCGACATGATCCAAGGCTCTGATTCGTGGCTCGAGGCCCGGCGTGGCATCGTCACCGCATCCGTCGTCGGCCGTCTCATAACACCCAAGACGATCAAGCCCGCAAGCAACGACGACTCCCGCGCGCTCACGACCCAACTAGTGGCCGAGCGCATCACCGGGTGGTCCGAAACGCCATACGTCAACCACGACATGCTCCGCGGCACCTACGACGAACCCGTCGCTGCCGGCATCTACGCCGACCACTACGCACCCGTCACCGAGGTCGGCTTCATGGACCGCGACGACTGGGGCTACCGGATCGGCTACTCACCCGACAGACTCGTGGGCGACGACGGACTCATTGAGATCAAGTCACGCCGGCCGAAACACCACCTCGCCACGATCATCACCGACGAGGTGCCAGCCGAGAACGTCGCGCAGATCCAGTGCGGCCTGCTCGTGTCCGGCCGCCAGTGGTGCGACTACGTCAGCTTCTGCGGCGGCATGCCCATGTGGACCAAGCGCGTCGAACCGGACCAGCGCTGGCACGACGCCATCATCGCCGCCGTCGAGGCGTTCGAGCAGACCGCGGCCGACATGGTCGCCAAGTACCAGGCCGCTGTTGCCGGGCTCCCCGCTACCGAACGCGGCACCTACGACATGGAAGTGATGGTCTGACATGGACATCAGCGACACCCTCGCCCCGAACTCCGACCAACTCGACGCGGTCGACCTGCTGTCCGGGCCGAGAACCTTCACCATCGAAAGCGTCAGCAAGGGCGATGCCGAGCAGCCCGTCCAGATCCACCTCGCAGAGTTCCCACGCGTGTGGCGCCCCGGCAAGTCCATGCGCCGCGTCCTCGTCGCAGCATGGGGACCGGAAGCATCTACCTACGTCGGACGCCGCGTCACGCTCTACTGCGATAACGACGTCAAGTTCGGCGGCGAGAAGGTCGGCGGCACCCGGATCTCGCACATGACCGACCTCAAAGGCAACAAGCCGCTGAGCGTTCCCCTGCTGATCTCACGCGGCAAGAGCGCCATGTTCACCGTCCAGCCACTCACCGAACCCGCACCGCAGCCGAGCCCGCCGACCGCTGAGCAGATCGCCGAATCCACAGACGTGGACGCGCTCCGCGGCATGTGGAACGCAGCCTCACCGGCCGGCCGCAAGCTGATCGAGGCGCGCGTGGCCGAACTCACAGCGGCCAACCAACCAAGCCTAGACCAGCCCACCGACAACCCCGGCTTCAAGGACCAGCCGTGACCGGCGACTACCAACTTTGTGGAGGTTAATGATGAGTGAGATTTGTGACTATCAGACCAGAATTGACCGACTCGTGCCCGGTGACATCATCTGGCTAAACGGGGTATGGCGACGCGTACGGCAGATCAAGAAACACGACGAGGGAGACGTAAGTATCTGGGTCGATCGTCGCCGCGACCCGGCTCTCACCGCCCCGGCCGGGCAGCTCGTTCTCGTGGAAGCCAACGATGAGTGACCGCGACTACCGCACCACCCGCGACGGCATCACCGTCGAAATCCAACACGACTGGATCGCCCGCCCACCCGAACGGGACATCGCCCCGGTCGGGCTCGGCTTCTGCGAGTTCTGCGAGTTCGACGTGCTCGCCGGCAGCGAAATCGCCAGCGTCAACGACGGCCGGTACGCCCATTACGACTGCGTGCCGTGGGACGACGAGGAGGGCGACGGTGACGCTGAGTGAGCGGCTCGATCGGCGCATTGATAGGTGCGATTGCGGGTCATGGCGATGGGATCGAGAGTGCCGAATCTGCTCCGAAAAGTGGTCACAGAACGGTAACAGCGACAACTTCGATCATCGAAACGAGGTGAAAAGTGCCCCGAATCCGCACGATCAAGCCTTCGTTCTGGGGAGATGAGAAGGTTTCCGAGCTGTCCAGAGAAGCCCGTTTGCTGTTCATCGGGCTCGTCTCGATGGCCGACGACGACGGCCGGTTCCTTGCCAGCCACCAAGCGATCGCCGGCTACATCTTCCCGAACGACGACGACGTCTCGGTCAAGCGGTTACGGAGCCTACTGGACGAACTCGCATGTCAGGGCATGATCACGCTCTACGACAAGGGCCGGATTCGCTATGGGGCACTGCCGCAGTTCCGCAAGCACCAGCGGATCAGTCACCCACAACGCTCCACGCTGCCTCCACCCCCACACGACGGGCTGTTCCCGCCATAGCAGCGGAACCGTTCCACGCTGACCTGCGGAACGACTCCACGGACGTGCGTATCGGGAATGGAAGGGAAGAGGAATGGAAGGGATAACTACATCCTCCAAGACCAAGACGTTACGGAGACCAAGTAAGCCACCAGCCGCCGACGATTGGGCTTGGGGATCATGGACCTGACCGACACCACCCGGCTCGCCGCCATCATCAACTGCATCCGCCCCGACTGGCCGCAAGCCTCGCTTACCACCGCCATCGTCAAACACCTGTCGCACCGGCCATTCAGGGACGCGCTGATCGCGCTGGCTTGGGTGGCCGCCGACCCCAACACCGCCACGCCGGCAAGGGTGCTTGAGCACGGGCCGTGGTGGGACGCCGTAGCCGCCGGCAACAACCAGGCACCGGCCACGCCGACGAACGACCGGCTCGAAGGGCGCTGCAAGTGCGGGTCATGGGTAGTCCGCGGTGAACCGCACACCTGTGCCCGACTCGCCGACCCCCACGCCGGCGCCGCCGCAGCCCGCGCCGCCCTGCACGCCGCGAGGAAGGACACACCGTGAGCCTGTGCACCACCGGATGCGGCCGGCCCACCCGCGACACGCTGGCGCTGTGCGAACAATGCACGTGGGAGATCAAGCAGGCGCTCGACGCCGAGCAAGACAAATCCATCCCGGCGCTACTCGACGACCTGGCCACCACGCTCACCCGCCAAGCGCGGATCACCCAACGCAACGGCTCCCGATCAGCCGAAACCCCTGTCCCGTTCCACATCCAGGCATCCGACATCGCAGCCCACGCCCGCGGTGTGCTCGTCGGCTGGTTGCGCGTCCTCGCCGGCGACAACCCCGACCGGTACCCGACCGACACGCTGCCGGCGATCTGCGCCTGGCTACTGCGGCGCACCAGCGACATGGCCATGCACGAGGCCGCCGCCGACATGCACGGCGAAATCACCGACATCGCAGCCCGCATCCGCCACGTCATCGACCGTCCCGCAGATCGGCTGTACGCCGGTGTGTGCGGCACCAGCTTCGCCGAACAACACACCTGCGGCGAGCCGCTGTACGCCCATCCCGGTGCCGCAGTCGTGCGCTGCGTCGACTGCGGCACCGTCCACGAGGTGGCCAGGCGGCGCGACGACATGCTGCGCCGGCTCGACGACAGGCTCGTCACCGCCAGCGAGTTCGCACGCCTGGCCACCTACCTGATCGAAGACTTCGGCCGCTCCCGAGAGCAGACCCGCAAGCTGGTCAACCAGTGGCACTCCCGTGGGCTGCTCGAGCGGCACAGCGACGACCGGGACGGCAACCCACTGTTTGTGTTCGCCGACGTGAAGATCCTGCTGGCCCGAGACCAGGCGCGACGCGACCAGCGCGAGCTGGAGAAGCAGGCCGTGTGAGCATGGTCGTGGTAGTTTGTCACCAACAAATGCAGCCGATGACCTATGCCCGGACATGGAAGCCCCCGCGTCTGCTGACACAGACCGAGGGCGCGGCCGACTGAAGCGGAGTCGACACGTGAAACGTAGCATTCCAGCGAACGACGCTCTCGATAGCTCACTCGCCAGAACTCCGAACTGGCCTCGCTGCGGGTGGCCGATGTGCCACAAGCGCCCCACACGCAAGTACGGCGTTCCACTGTGTGACGATCATGTAGTCGCTGCGGTGAGGCGCTACGAAAAGGTTGAGAACAACCGCATCCCCATGGTCAAGGTCGAGCGGATCGAGCGGAAGAACCAGTGGCTGGAGTTGGAGAACGATCGTCTTCGCAAGTTGCTCGGCATCAAGCTCGAGCACGAGGCTGTCGACAAGACTGAACCCGCTCCCAAGCAGGGCGTCGTGTACTACATCCAGGTCACCGAGCACATCAAGATCGGGTGGACCGGCGACATCGCCAACCGCATGAAGTCTTACCCACCGAACAGCCGGCTACTCGCCGCTGAACCCGGCACCCGCAAAGACGAACAGCGCATCCATCGTGTGTTGGCTGTGCATCGGGCCTACGGCAACGAGTGGTACGCCCCAACGCCCACCGTCCTGCATCACATCGAGGGCGTCAAGCGGCGGCACGGCAAACCGGACCAGGTGATCGTGGGAGCTAGGCCGGTCACCATCCCCGAGCCCCGTGACCCGCAGTACATCGGTGGTCCACGCCTACTCGCAGGATCAACGTCCAAGCCTCTGCGTGGTTAGCCGTGGCGCTCCGCCCATGCCTCGGCCTACCAGGGCAACCATGCGGGAGACTGGCGCGAGGTAGTCGGTGCCCAGCCTGCACACGTGGCATGCAGCGCCTCAAGCGAGCCAAGCGTCCACGCGTCGCACGTGAGGACGACCGCCGAGCGGCGGTCGTCGCGGCGTGGCGTGCCGAGTACGGCGACTGGTGCCCAGGCTGGCAGCGCCCACCCCATCCATCCACTGACCTGACAGCAGATCACATCGTTCCGTTCGCAATCACTCGAGACGAGAGCAGCGAGCTCACGGTGCTGTGTCGTCCATGCAACAGCGCCAAGCGTGACCGCGTCGGCTGAGGCGGCTGGCGTAGGGCAGGGGGGCACCCCCGGCACGGGCAAACCGGACATACCTCCGGACCCGTCCCAAGAAACATCTCTCTCCGACCCAATCTCCCCGGTGGATCATGGCCAACAGTGAAGCCCTCGACCAGACCCTTGCCGCGCTGCGTGACCTGGGCCGGATCGACCGCGTGGACTCGGCGCTGATCCAGGCGCTCAAGTCCATGGCCGACTCACTTGACCGTGATCCTTCCAATGCCGCCCTGTGGGGGCGGTATCTGGGTGCACTAGGCGACCTGCTGGGAGCTGATGGTGACGCTGACAGCGGTTTTGCCGACGCGCTCGCGGAGATCCGAGGCGCAACCGAGGTGGGCGACTCCGCGTCGCCCTGAGCGGGAGACACTGGCGCCTCGGTTGGCGAAGGTCGCCGAGATGCTGGATCATCCGCTGATGCCGTGGCAGCGGCAGGTAGCCGATGTGGGGCTGGAATTGGATCCGGAGACCAGTCTGCCGGCGTATCGGGAGATCGTCGTCACGGTAATGCGGCAGTCGGGTAAGTCGATTCTGCTGTTGTCGTTCCAGTTGGACCGTTGTCTGTCGTGGCCTGGCCTACGAAGATGCGCCTACACGGCGCAGTCGGGGTTCGACGCTCGCAAGAAGCTGCTCCGCGACTATGTGCCGATCTTGAAGCGGTCCCGGCTGTGGCCTGCCGTTGAGCACGTCCGGCAGTCCCAGGGCGATGAGGGCTTGACGTTCACCGACATGTCCGAGATCGCGGTGGTGGCCTCGAATCTGTCGGCCGGTCATGGCCGGTCGTGGGATCTGGGTGTGATTGACGAGGCGTTCGACGACGAGGATGACCGTCGCGAGCAGGCCATCGTGCCAGCCTTGGCGACACGGGCCGACGGGCAACTGCTGGTGGCTTCGACGGCAGGTACGATCCGGTCGGCGTATCTGCGCCGCAAGCTCGAGGCCGGCCGGTTGGCCGTGGAGATGGATTCGGGGCGCGGGATCGCGTTTTTCGAGTGGTCAATTCCCGACGATGCGGACATCGACGATCCCGAGACGTGGTGGTCGTATATGCCGGCGCTGGGCTGGACGATTCAGCCCGAGGCCGTGGCGCACGCCCGCCAGTCCATGTCTGAGGCCGAGTTCCGCCGGAGCTTCTGCAACCAGTGGGTGAGCATGGACGAGGCGTGGCTTCCCCCCGGCGCCTGGGCCGCGTGCGTCGACAAGCGGCCGATTCCGGATCGGGCCGAGGTGGTCCTCGGATTCGATGGTTCGTTCAGCAATGACAGCACTGCGCTTGTCGCGGTCCAACTCGGGGACCGGCCGCATCTGGATGTGGCTGCCTGCTGGGAGAGGCCGCCGCACGCCGACGAGGCGTGGCGGGTGCCGATCCTGGACGTGGAGGACGCAATCAGGCAGGCGTGCCGACGTTGGCAGGTGCGCGAGATCGTGTGCGACCCGTTCCGCTGGGCCCGGACGTTCCAGGTGCTCGAGGACGACGGTTTGCCAGTGGTCGAATTCCCGCAGTCGCCAGCCCGGATGGTCCCGGCGACGCAGCGGTTCTACGAGGCCGTGGTGAACAAGACGCTCACCCATTCCGGTGACGAGCGGCTGGCCCGCCACGTCGGTAACTGCGTGTTGAAGGTCGACTCGCGAGGGCAGCGTTTGGCCAAGGACACCAAGAACTCGCCGCGCAAGATCGACCTGGCGGTGGCCGCCGTCATGGCGGCGGATCATGCCGCGCAGCGGGTCGAGCAGGAGCAGCCGTTTTTCGGGGCTTGGCGATAGGAGACGCAATGGTAGTTCTTGACCGAGTCCCGGTGGAGCGGATCACCGCAGAGGCGCGCCAGATCGAGCTTGGTCGGACGGTGCTGACGCTGCTGGCCGGGTTGTTCTACGTGATCGGGTGGCTGGCGGCCAAGTTGGTGAACGTCCTGTGGTTCGCGTTCGCCTGGTCGTGGACCGCTGTCAAGGTTGGGTGGAAAGAGGGTCGCGCCTCGTCTGCTCTGGTGAGTAAGGGTGGCTGAATGTGGCGGCAGGACTGCTTGAGCGGATCGCCGCT